CGGTCGGGTACGCCGCGGATGTCGCCTTGACTCCAGACCGCGCGCAGCCCGCGGGTCGTGAGCGCCGCGAAGAACCGGCGCATCTGCCCGGGATAGTCCGGCGTGATCGTCGGGTTGACGTCGTTGCCGTACCAGTAGGCCGTCGGGTTGGTGCAGGCGCCGCCGTCGCAGCCCAGCGTGCCCCAGCTCCGTACGCCGTGATGGCCGGCGCTGGCGACCTTGTCGAGTTCGAAGCTCGCCCGCGCCTCGTCGCGCACCCAGACGGCGAACAGGTTGCCGGCGTGCGCGTAGGACAGCACCCGACAGCCGGTGTCGTCGCGGTAACAACTGCCGTCCCAGCGGACGCGCCCGACGATCGGGTCGGGATGCACCGGCCGCGGTGGCGGCGCCGCCTGGATCCAGGTCTCGAGCGTGGCCTGCTCCGGGGTCGGGACGAAGCTGGCCGTGTTCGTCAGCCAGCCATCGCGCGACATCGTGCAGTCCGCCTGCCGATACGAGTAGGCCGAGAACACCGTGTAGCCGTCGGCGTTCGTGGTGCCGGTCGACCCTGGCCCGCAGTCGACCGCGACGCCCTCGACGCCCTGGCCGGGCCGCTCAAGGTCGTGGACGATGACCGCCATCGCCTGTACCGGGGCGGGCGTCGGCTGCGGCGGCGGTGTGCCACCCCCACCGGAGGCGCAGCCGGTCAGTAGGAACAGCAGCAGGGCGAGGGGGAAGCGTCGGAGGGTCATGTGTAGGACTTTCCTGTCGCGGCCCAGCCCGCGGCGAAATGCGACGACCAGGTCTCGGGCTTCGGTTTCCCCGGCCGCCAGGTTGCCAGGTAGAGCAGCCAGCCCTGCGTCGGGTCGGTGGGCAGCGGCAACGCCCGCGGGTCGGTCCACAGGTAGAGCCGCGCGAAGCACGCCGCCAGTACGTCGTTGTGCTCCAGCGCCAGATGCACGGCCCCGGCGTCCTCGGGATAGCCGAGCGTCGTCAGCACGTCGAGCGCCGACTGGCGCGACCGCGGATGCTCGAGCACGCCGTCGACCCCGGCCACCTCGAATTGCCAGAAGCCGCGCGCCGGCCCTTTCGGGAGCTGGCGGCGGTACAGGAACCGCGATTCTTGCCGGCCGATCGCGACGAGCAGCGCCCAGGCCGGCGGCATGTCCATGACGGCGGGCAGCAGCTCTGCGGCGACCGGCAGCACATGCCGCACGACGTACGCCTGTGTGTTGAGCGGCGACAGCGTCATCGGGTCCGCCGATCCTGTGCGTAGAGCATCCGAATGATCTCGTCGAGCCGGCCGCCGACCGATTTCAGGTCGGTCTGGGTCCGGGTCTCCCGGTCCTGCAGCACGACGATCGACCGGCCCATCTCTTCGATCTGCGCCGTGGCGACCGCGTGCGCCTTGACCCACTCGTCGAGCTGTCGCCCGGACGACGTCCATGGCGGCTCGAAGCCGATCCAGCCAGCGATCGCCGCCGCGCACACGACCCAGATCAACCCCTGCCGAATCGACCTGGGGAGTCCCTCGGGCAACATCATCGGACGGCCCCGCTCAGCGATCGCCCTTTGGCGTCACGCCGCCCGTCTTGGTGTGGTTGGTCCGCTGAAAGTACGAATTGGCAATCAGCAACGCCATGTTGGACAGGAACACGAACGCCGCCATCCGGATCGCGTCCTCGCCCATGAGCGAGAGATACGCCGCGACCAGCACGGCGACCCCGACGACGAACACGGCGATCTGACGCTGCGTGGTTTCCCACAGCAGATTGATGTGGCGCTGCCCCGCCGTGCCGCGGTCCTCTTCGGCGGTACTCGTCGGCGGCGCTGTGCCGTCGGAGATCGGATCGGCCATTGCCCATCAGATCCCCAGCCCGCTTTGAATTAGGTACCCCGTGCCGCCGGACAGCGCCACCAGCGTCACGGTCGGAAACAGCGGCGACACCGCGGCCGGCACCGCGTAGGCGGCGGCAATGCCGTCGATCGTCTCGGCCCCGTCCGGCGTGACCGCCAGCGGCTCGGTGCCCAGGTTCTTGATCGTGACGGGCTTCGGGCAATCCGTCGCCGCCGGCATGATGATGATGCACGGGTCGGCGCCGCCCGTGCTGTCGACCGTCACGAACCGATCGGTCTCGGGGTCGACCTCGTAGCCGCTGACGACGTTTTTGGAGCCCTCGGTCGACAACACGCCGTAGGTCGCGGCGAACACTTGGCCGACGTTCTCGACCTCGTCGATCGTGTAGAGCGTCGCGGCCAGCGCGTTCTTTACGATGAACTTGTACCCGTGCGCCGCCAAGAAGATCGGATCGGGCGGGCGTCCGTCCGCGTCGAGCGTGATCGTCGTCGGGTTGGCCGAGCCGGGGTCAAGGTCGGCCTGCGCGTAGGTGACGGCCGGATCCGACGTGCCGGCCACGTAGGTCTCCACCGTGCCGAGCGCGTTCGGCTCGGTGCCGTCGGCGTTCAGAAACCGCAGTTCGATCCAGGGGATCAACTCACCGGCCATGCGTTACCATCCTGTTCATGCTGTGGTTTCTGCTCGTCACCGTGCCCGCCCGCCTGCTGGCCGGCGCGTGGTGGCTGTACCGTGGGTTGCTGCTGTTCCTGGTCATTGGGACGATCGTCAGTACGGTTGTGGGACTGGTTCAGCTACTGCGTCCGTAGCGGTGCGGCCGACTTCGCGGGCCGCGGTCGGCAGCACGCGCCGGCCCAGCACCTTCAAGTCCTGCGCGTGCGACGTGACGGCGCCGACATCGCCCCGCTTGACCGCGGCGGCCAGCTTCGTCAGGAGCCGCGCCGTCTGCAGTTTGGTCGTCGACCCGGCCAGGAGCGCCTCGAGCTGCGGGGCGAGCGTCGCGCCAGCAATCGCCGTGACGACCCCACCCGTCTTGGCGCCGGCCAGTAACCCGCCCAGTTGCGCGATGATGCGGCGGCCGACTTTCGGCTGCACGCGCGCCCGGTCCTCGGCGGCTTCCATGATGTCGTCGAGCGTGCGCCAGGCGTGGTACGGCGCATTCGCCTTAGCGGTCTCGGGCTCGACCTGCGCCAGGAAGTCGCGCAGCGCGCCAGTGCCGTCCCGCGCGCCGAGCTTGGCCCCGATGCGCGCGTTGTAGTCGGGCGTCACCGCGGCGTTGATCGCTTCTTTGGCGACCGGATCCCACGACTGCCGGATGCGCCGCAGCGACTCGTACCGCGCCACCGGGCCCAGCGCCTTCACCTCGGCGATGATCTGGTCGATGGTGCCGACGCGCGGCTTGTTGGGTGCGGGCACGACGTCGCGCCCGAGCGGCACGGCCTTGAGCGACGGCCCGGGCGGTTTCCCGGGCGGCATCGGGTCCATTGCGACCGCGGCGTCTGGGATGTCCTGCCGGACACGTTCCTCGCCGAACCAGCGGGACGCCATCCCGGGATCGCGCTGATACTTCGGCGGCGTCATTGGCGCCTTGAGATCCTTTGGGCGCAGCCCGAGCGCGTCGACCGTCGCGGGATTCAGTTTCGTAAAGTCGAAACGGTCGCCCGCAAACCCCTGGATGTAGGCGTCGGCCAGCGCCACGACCCGCGGGTCGACGTCCTTGCCGGCGACCAGGTCGTCGGCCAACTTGGCGAGCCGCTTGGATTTGACGTGATAGGCGCCCTTCACCAGCGGGTCGACGGTGTGATAGACCGGCGTGCCCGGCGTGCGCGCCGACATGGCGCCGATGCCGTGGCGGGCGCCTTCCGGGTCGCCCGGCCGCCACTCCCGCGCGGCACGGTCGCGGGCCTGCTTTGTCATCGTGCCCGACGAGTACGTGACTTCGTCCAGGTCGTCGGCCAGCCACCGGAGCATGAACGCCCGCTCGCGCGCCTGGAGCGTGGCCGCGTCGGCGGCATGGGTGGCGACCGATTTCCCGTAGTCGGCGACGGCTTTCGCCGGTGGCGGCGACGCCTCGCGGATGGTGCGGCTGGCCTCGACCGCCTCGGCGGTCTGCGTCCGTTTCCGGGCTTCCAGCGCCTCGACGATCGGCCGCGTGTCGAACGTGCGCGCCGACAGCCGCGCGTCCTGTGCCTCGTCGAGCACCTTTTCGGCGTCGTCGAGCTTGCCGGCGACCTGGGCGCGCAGCGCGTCGCGCGACCAGCCGGCGCCGTCCTCGGCCAGCATCGCCGTCACGTCGCCGGCATGCTGCGCGAAGTCGCGCCCGCGCTGGATGTTGGCCTTGGTAACGCCCTTGGGCACGCCGACATCGGTGACGCGCGCCTCGGCGCCGCGCTCCAGCGCGCCAGCGACCCGGCCGCGCAGCGCCGGCGTCAGCACCCGGCGGCCGGCGGCGACCGTCGCCCGCACGCCCGGGACCGGGGCCACGAGCCCCGCCGCTTGCCCGACGCCGCGGGCGATGTCCCCGGTGGCGCCGATCTCTTCGCCGATGTTGGCGGCAATCGGCCCGGCGATCGGGAGGGCCCCGGCTAGTGTGCGGAAGAACCCTTCCCCGAGGCGTCCCTCGCTCGCCGCCGTCGCCCCCTGTTTCAACTGGCCGAGCTGCGCGCCGGCCAGGTTGGAGACCGTGTCGATCGGATGCGTGGCCGCCCGATACAGCCCCTTGACCGCCTCGACTGGGTTCAACATCTCCCAGGCGCCAGACGCGGCCCGGCCGAGCGCCGAGCCTTGCGGCGTGGCCGGGGCGTACTCGGCCTGGGCGACCGCCTGGTCGAGCCGCGGCGTGATCCACCGCTCGAAGTCCGATTCCGATAGCCCGGGCGGCGCCTGGGCAATGAGCACGTCCTCGAGCGCCGTGAACTCGGCCTCGTCAAGCGTGCGTCCGACCGGCCCCTGCTCTTGTGCCATCGCCTACCGCCCCACCGGCCGCGTCTGCCGGTACCGTTCGTACCGCGGGTTGCCGCCGCTGGCCGGCGCGGGCAAGGCTTGCTGGCCCGGGCCGGGCGCCGCCCCGCCGCCCCCGCCACCCTGCGCCGGTAGCGCGCCGACGAGCGCGGCGCCCGCCGGCCCGAGCTTGCGCGTCCAGTACTCGCGGTCGCGCGTGCTGAACCCCGATTCGAGCCCGTCGAGAATCGCCATGTTCAGCGGCAGCGTGTTCCGGTAGTTCGGGAACAACCGCTCGTAGTCCTGGCCCTCGGCCGCGCCGAACGCAACGCCGGTCAGCGAGCGGCGGTACTCGATGAAGGCGTCGCGGATCTGGGTGCCGATCTTGGCGAGCCGCGGGTCGGTCGACGCGCCGAGCCGGCGCGCCACGTCCTCAGCCCCGCCGCGCAGCACGTTGGTCGACACCCCGGCCGCCTGCAGCGCCTTGAGCCCGCCGCGGATGTCGCGCAGCGCCGCCGCCGCGTTGCCGCGGCCTTCGATCTGGCGCCGCGTGTCCACCGGCTCGGTCTCGACGGCCGCCTGGCGGATGACTTGTTTGAGCTGGTCGACGTCGCCGGCCTCGGCGAGCCGGTTCGCCAGGTCGGTGATCGTCTTGCGCCGCGTGCCGGGCAGATTGAGCGTCGCCCGGTCGAGCGCCGTCGCCAGGTCGGCCTCGAGCTTGGCTGAGTAGTCCCCGCCCCCGCCGCCGCGGCCGCCCCCGCCACGCGGGCGCTGCGCGTTGATCAGCGCCGTGCCCTCGGACACGCGGTTGTGCCGCTGCGTCTCGGCGAACTGCGTGTCGAGCCGCGCGTTGTCGGCGGCCCGGTCGGCGGCCGTCGACTCGGCCTGCGCGACCAGCCGCTCGTTGACCTGCTGCTGGTTGGCCGCGGTGCTCTGCTCGCCGGGTGTCATGCCGAGTTGCCGGGCCCGGGCCGGCGCCTCGTCACTCCACTCGCCGAACATCGACAGGACAGCCCGCGGCGCCCCGAGCTCGCGCTGCCCCTCCCGGATCTCGGCCCACTCTTCGGCCGACGTCGCGGTGGCAAAGGCCGCCCCGGTCGACTTCTGCCATTTCCCCTCGGCGGCAAACTCGAGCGCCTGCCGCTGTAGCTCGGCATGTTCCTTGGCCGTGATGCCGAGCGTCTGCACCTGGTCGAGCCGCGCCTTGTCGTACTGGTCGGGCAGGAGGGCGCCCAGGTCCGGCATCTCGTGCAGCAGCCCGCCCCGATAGAGCTGGTACAGCTCGTCGTCGCCCTCGGGCAACCCGCGCAGCCGGCCGAGCCACTTTTCGGTCAGGGCCGCGTCGTTGTCGATCTCGGCCTTGATCGCCCCGGCCCGTTCCTTGCGCGCATCGCCGAGCTTCTTTTCGATGTCGAGGGAGATGGCCGGCGCGACGCGGCGGATCTCGGGGAGCGCGGTTTCCCAGTCGCCACCGCTGCGCTCGATGATGGCGCGCACCGTGGCCTGTTCGTCGAGAGCGCGCTGCTCGTCCTGCGCCTTGCGCTGGTCCGCGGACACGCGCTGCTGGCTCTCCTGGATATCCAACATGCCCTTGAGGTTGGCAAAGGGCGTGTTGAAATTTTTCGCCACGCTGAGCGGGATGCCGGACAGGTCGAGGGGCATGGCTAGATGTCCTGCTCCGGGACGTACGGCGGCGTGCGGTACTGGTAACGGGGGTCGTTCCCCATCGGGTCGAGCATCGGCGGCCCCTGCCACTCGTAGGGATCCGCATTCTTGCCACCACGGCGCTTGATCAGGCCGCCGAGCGTCGGCGCGGCGATCGCCCCGACCTGCCCGATGGTGTTGCCCCAGATGTCCGCCTGCGCGCCAGTGCCGCCGGCCTGCGCCGTCCCGCCGCCGATTCGAAGACCGGTGTTGGCGCCGGCCTGGTTGCCCGTCAGGTTGCCGGCCTGGCTGTTGTACTGCGACCCGAGCTGCGCGTTGCTGCCGGCCGCGCTGAGCCCGAGCTGCGCGAGCGACAAGTTGTTGTTGAACGTCGGCTGGAAGCCGGCGCCCATCGCGTAGTCGGCGAGGTACCGGCCGAGCGCCTTCTGGAAGCCGCCCGTGTTGAGGATGCCCTGGCTCGACCCGCTGCGTTCGAATCCCTTCTGCGCTTCGCCGATCATGAAGTCGAACGCCGGATTGAGCCCGGCCTGCCAGTTGCCCCCGCCGCCGGCCATGCCGCCCAGCGTGTTCAGCGCACCGCCGCCCCCACCACCACCCTGCTCGAGCGCGATCGAATCGTTCCAGCGGGCTTGTGGGCTCCCGGAGGCGTACATCTGGTCGGCGATGCGCCCGCCCGGCAGTCGGAACTTGTCGAGCTTCGTCGGGTGATCGATGAGCGACACCACCCCGGGCCCGAACACGCGGTCAAGTTCGGACGCGGCGCGCCGCGCGCCGTCATAGGTCGGCGGGAACTGGTGCAGGATTTCGAGGAACCGCTGGTCGGAGTACTGCTCCGTCCCACGGGTCGGGCCGCCCGGCGACCCTTCCGCCACCGGGGCCGGGCCGCCTGGCGACGAGTCGGCCGGCGGCTGGCCGTAGGCCGGGTCCGACGGCGAGCGCCCCCAGTTGTCCTGCACCTGCGGGCGGATCATGCCCTCGCCACCGGGCATCACGTAGTTCTCCGGCTGGCCGCTGCCGCGGTTGCCGGCACCGGCGCCCTGCCGCTCGATCAGTGCTTCTTGATCTTCGAACCAACCCAATTTTCTACCCTCCCGCTCTTACCGAAGGAACGTCGCCATCTGGCCGAGCGAGCCCTGCCAGTTCCCCGACGGATACGGGGACGTCGCCGCCGGCCGCCGCCGCCCGATGTCGCTCTGCGGCTGTGGCCCGCTCCGCACCAGCCCCCCGGTCGCCTGCCCCGGTTGCGCCCCGTAGGCGCCACCCAGACCGCCGAGCATCCCGCCGAGCGTCATGGGGCGGCCCCCTTGCCACTGGGACATCCAGGCGTTCCCAGGTGCCCCAGGCGGCGCCGGCATCGGCGCACTGCCACTCGCGTACGACCCGTCGTCCTCCCGCCGCGCCCAGCTCATGGTCGGGCCCGGCTGCGGCGATGGCTCCATGACGGCGTTCGGCAACCCCGCGATCGGCGCGTTCGGGTCGAGCTGACCAGGCTGCGGGTCGCCAATCGGCGCGCCGGGCTTGTTCGGCACCATCCCTGGATTGACCGGGCCGGTGATCGTCGGCATCATGCGCGGCTCCGGGTCGACGAACGGCCCCGGCACAAAGCCCTCTGGTAGCGGCATCGGTTGAAAGCCGCCGACCGGCTGCGTCGTGATCTCGCCGGGCCGAGGGAACAAGCGCGAGAGGCGGCCGGCCATTACCCGACCACCTGCGCGCCGCGGGCCACGAACTTATCCGCGAGCCGCCGCGGCACATACCGCCGCTCTCCGTCCGGTGCTTGTATGAGCACCTGCTCGCGCACCGGCGCCTGCTCGGCCCGGTCGGGATTCTTACCGTATTGCGACGCCTGCTGCTGTGATCGCATCTGGAGATCCGGCGCGGCCATCACCGGCGTCTGGGCCATTGCCCCGAGCGTCGGCACGGTCGGCATCGCCGCGGCCGGCGCGGCCGACGGCAGCACGACCCCCGGCGCTTGCGGCAGCGACGTCTGGCCGACCATCGACCCGAGCGTCGGCACGACACTCGCGCCGAGATTCATGTACGGCGAGAAGCCCGAGGCGCCGCGCTCGTAGACGCCGCGCTGTTCGTTGCGTGTCGCGTCGTACCGTGCATTGGACTCGGCGCGCGCCTGCTCGGTCGACGCGACCAGTTGCTCGGACGACTTCTTCGCGCCCTCGGCCGAGACGTCGCTGCCAAGCACACTCGCCCCCGCCACGATGAGCCCAGGGTTGCCGGTGGCGACACCGGCGACGCCGAGCCCGATCCCAGCCAATTTCCCCCACAACGAGATATAGCTACCCTCCGTTCACACGCTTAGCCGACAAACGTGAACGCGCCGCCGCCCCCGCCACCGCTGCCCGCGGTCACGCCGCGGACGCGCAAGCCGCCGTAGAAGTGCCGAAACGTCCCAGTATTGAAATCCGTCCACGACCCGCTGCCGGTCGGGTCCTTGGCGCTCGTGAAACAGAGTTGCGCGCCGTCATCGCCGCCCCACGCGTTCATCAGCGCCAGCGAATCCGTCGTGAAGTCGTAGGCCGTGAGGCTCGTGGTCGTCGTCGGCTCAATCACCCAGCGGTACGGCGTGCCCGCCGTGAGCGTCACGTCAGGGAACGACACCCGCCACAGCCCCGGCGTCGTGGCGTTTCGCACCGGCGCGCTCAGCGCGACCGAGGCGAGGATCCCGGTGCCGGCGCCCTGGTTGTAGGCGTCCGTCACGAGTCGCAGGTTGGCATCGCCTTCCAGATCCATCCAGATCCAGCCGCCATTCACGAGCACCGTGTCGCCGAACACGGCCCGCATGCCGATCACGTCGGGCGTCGTCGAGGTCGACAGGGCCGTCGAGGTGATCGCGCTGGCCGGCGGATGCACCCCTTCGATGCCGTAGATGACGCCGGTGTCGTATTCCAGCGCCATCAGGTTCGGCGCATTGGTCGCAAAGGGCGTGTACCCGGCGCCGGTATCCGCGACGCCGTAGGGCATCCGCGTCTGCGCGGCTGGCGACGTGCCCTGCGCAATGTTCAGACTGCCGAACCCCACGGTCGGCTGCTTCACGAGCGGCGCGAGGTAGTCGCCCGCCACCACCGTCGGCGGCGTCGTCAGCGGGATCCGCGCGCAGACGTTGTCGTCGGCGTTGTTGACGACCAGCGTGCCGTCGGCGCCCGCCGCCACCAGCGCGCCGGACGGGAGGCCCGTGGTCAGGTCGACGCTTTCGAGTCGCCCTTCCATCGTCGACCCGGTATTGACAAGGCGCCACGCGACCCAGATGGCCGCGATAACGCCGTCGACCGGCGCCTGACAGATGTTCCCGGCCCCTTCATCGGCGGCGTTCAATAGTCCGCTGACGAACACCGGGAAGTTGCCTTCGATCTGGCCCGGCGGCAGCGGCGGCACGAGGCATCCAGGAATCGCCATTACGGGGTCACCTCGATCTGCAGCGTGACCCGCTCGAGAGTGGCCGCCGAGATGACCTCGAATCCGAACACATCGCCAGCCGTGACCGCCGTCGACCAGCCGGTGAGCGTGCTATCGGTGTCGCTGTCGGCCGCGACCAGTTCCGGCGGCGCCGCGGCAACCACGCTCGTGGTCGGCGGAAAGGAGGCGAGCGGGTCGACGAACACGTCGAACTCGACATCGCCTACCTGATCCGCCAGCACCGTCCAGGACGAGATCGTCCCGCTTGACGGGCACTGCGCATACCCCTTGAGGCCGGGCGTGATCGCCGCGCCGCCGCCGTCCACGGTGATCCCGATGACCCGCACCGGCGACGCCGCGGCGATCACCTCCAGGTCGTTCGCCCCGTTGATCTGGATCGTGGTGTTGTCGACCCGCACCGCCAGCGGCGACGCGGTCAACCCGTCGCCGTCCAGCGCGCCGGCGGCGTCGACGGCGACCGGCACGGTTTCCGGCTGCACGTCCACCTTGGCTTGGCCGCCGGTCGCCAGGTCCCACACGGCCGTCGGGGTATTGGTGACCAGCCGCTCGGCACTCAGCCCGGCGTGCAGGGCGCCGACCAGATACTCGGCGGCCGTGGGCGCCCCCGTGGCCGTGATCGGCACGTTCGCCGCCAGCGTGAGCCGCCCCTTGGCGTCGACTGTGAACGACCCGACATTCGTCGCGTTGCCGTAGGCACCCGGCGTGACGCCGGTGACGGCCAGCGTGAGCGGCACCACCCCGGGCCCACTGGCGGTGCCGTCGCCGCTCAGGCCGGTGATCGCCCCGCCGCCGCCGCCGCCGGTGATGAGCGTCGCCAGTGCGTCGAAGAACGCGGCCCAGTCGCGCTCGACCAGTCCGGTCGCCGGGTCGATCAGCCGGCCGAGACGCCGCGGATAATTGGACTGCGCCACGGCTAGCTCTCGCCGTCCTCTTCTTCGACGTACACCGCCATCAGGTTCCAGGCGACCGGGTCGCTGACGACGACCTCGAGACAGAGCTGCCGGCAGCGGCCGATCATCCACGCCATCGCCCGACGTGCGTACTGCCCGATGGCTCCGGCACTGAGATGCCGCTCGTTGCCCCAGGTGTGGGCGCCGTCCTTCGAGAACCGCACCATCAGCACCGGGTCGACGCCTTGACCCGTCACGGCGCCACGGCCGGACTCCAGGTCAATCTGCAGTTGCGAGAAGAAGCGCACGCGCTGCTCGAGCGACAGGTGCGGCGCCCGGCGCAGCCGACGCGGGATCAGCGTCTCCAAGGTGAAGCCGCCCTCTTCCGGTGTCGGCGTCGGCGTCGGCTCACTCCCCCCGGGGATGTCCCACGGCGGCAGCAGTAAGGGGCACGAGTTCGACTGCCCAAAGCGCGGGTTATCGGCCGCCGAGGTGCCCCGATACACGCCGCCATCGAAGACGACGTTGTCGAGCGACTCGAGCACGGTGCCATCCGACACTTGGATCCGGTCGACGTGAATGATCCCGTTGTCGGTCGCGTCCGCGTACATCACCCAGAAACTCGTATCGCCCTGCGGGTCGCGCGCCATCCGCATCGGGACTGAGGTCAGCACCGCGCCGATCGCGTAGGTGTGCAGCGTGGCCCCGGCCGCGCTGTAGTGCCGCACAAAGGAATCATTCGGCGAGATGTCGACGTAACTCACGAGGACCGAGTCGTCGGACAGGACGAAGATGTCGTAACTGGAATAACCGGCGACAGCCGCCACCAAGTTCGACAACGGCAGGTCGTTCACGAGGTCGTATCGCTCGACCTGGCCCAACCCGCCGCCCTGCCGCACGTAGTAGAGGATCGTGCCGTCGACGCTGGCCGCGAGTGCGGTCATGCCGTCGCCCGCCAGATCCCAGGTCACGAGCCCCCACGTCCCGTCAGGATTGAGCGTGGTCGCTTGGGCGACTTGGCCGCTGTCACCACTGTGCCCCACGAAGTACATACCCGACTGCACATGACTCCGGATGACCGGCGTCCAGTCCGGATCCGCCGGCCACGCCACGGAGTACAGCTCGCCCAGCGTGGCGTCGTAGATTTTGATCGTGTCGTCGTCGATGTCCTCGAGCGCGATCGTTTCGGAATCGGCCAGCAGGTCGCCCGCTTCGCCTGCCGCGACGTTCAGCTTGAACTGCAGCACCGTGCCATCGGTGCGCGACAGCAGCGCCGCTGCAAACCCGACTTCGTCGTCATTAACGAGGATGGACCCGACCGGCGCGGCCAGGGCCGGAGCCGTCAGCGCCGAGATCGTCAGCGTCGTACTCGCGGCCGGTGTCAGCCCCGAACTATTGCGAACGCGGTAGTAGTAGATCGTGCCAGCGACCACCGGATGCTGGAGCGGCACATTTGTCGCCGCAGTAGGAAAGAGCTGCACCAGCGAGCCGATCGGCCCGGTCCACACGGTCGTCCTGGGCGTGTAATTCGCGCTGACGAACTCGGACGCGAACCACCCGACCACCCCCGCCGCGCTCGGGAGATAGCTGTACCAGACGTCGCAGTTGTTGGCCGGCGTGGCGAGATCGACATCGACCAGCGTGTCCGAATAGTCCAGGCTGATCGGAATCGCCGTCGCCGGGGTCTGATTGGTCGGGGCAGCCATAGTTAAACGACCAGCGTGTCGGTGTGCAGCTCGGCACTCATCTCGTAGATGGCGCCCGAGTTGCGCGCGCCGACGAAGTGCTTGCCCCACGCGAAACAGTGACAGCGGCCGACGTGCGGAAACCAGCGCATCTTCTGCGGATCCCAGTGCGCCCGCTCGTGCCAGACCTGCGTCGAGACGTCGTACACCCAGGTCGTTTCGAGCGTCGGCACGTAGAGCACATAGAACGTGTGATGCTCGTCCTCGTACGCCCAGGCGATGGCGTCGTCGACATGGGCGGCCTGCCGCAGCGCGAACTCCACCGCGGGGGTCGAGATGCGCTCGACCTGGTAGCCGCCGGTGAAGCGCAACACCGCGCAGTCGCCGTGCGCGTTCTGGCCGAGGAAGTACACCGTGTTGTCGAGCGTGATGGCCGAGTAGGCGGCGGCACAGCCCTGCTCGACCGAGATGCCTCCGATCGGCTGGTAGGGCACGTCGGCATCGCCCGTGTTCTGCCAGACGGCCGTATTGCGCGAGCCGATGGTCGGGATCTCCCGATGCGAGACGACTTGGGCAACGGTGAGGTCGCTGGTCGTGCTGGTGCCGAACACGTCGAGCGCATCCCAGGCCGTCCCGTCGTTCAGCGCCGAGATGTTGAACTGATTGGTGCCCCGTTTGAGCGCGCCGAAGTAGGCATCCGAGAACCAGCCCATTTCGACCGGCACCGGGAAGTCGGGATCGGTGATCAGCGCGATCGCATTGGTCAGGAGGTTATAGATGAAGCCGTTACCGCCGGACGTGATGAAGAGTTGATTGCCGCCGGTGCCGTTGCTCGAGATGGTCGCCGGCCGGCCGTCGAGCGTGGTCGAGCCGCGCAGCGCCGTCGTGTGATTCGGGAAGAACTCGTAGAACGACGTCCCCGAGACCGCGAAGGCGCGGCCATCTTGCGAGAACAGCGCCCGCACCGGCGCATTGTCGAGCACGACGTGTGGTCGCACGCCGGGCGTCGGCACCAGCCAGGACGGCACCTTCGCTGTGCCGGCCGGGACTTCTGGAAACCAATTCACTGTCCTTTCGGCGTTGACATTCCGGCTCCGGGCGGTCGCCGACCCACCGCAGAAGCCTTGCCAAATCGCCACGCTAGTGCGGCACTCCGGCCGCGACTTCGTAGTCGAAACTCAGGTAGTTCGTCGGGCCTTCGTCGGGGTCCGCGGTCACGCGCTGGCGGAGAATGTGGGCGTTCTCGAAGAACACGCTTTCCATCTCAATATTGGCGGCGGTCGCGTTGTTGGGCACGAACCACAGCCCGTCAGGCTGGAAAGCATCTGCGCGGTCGAAGGTCGATTCCGCCAGCCGGAGCTGCACCCAGAACTTCGGCACCAGACGGCCGTGCGTCGAGTAGCAGTTCTGGATGTGCGCGTGGTTGCCGTTCAGGACGGCAAAATCACCATTCGTGGCGGTCCCGCTCGTATGCGCGCACGCGACGATCGACACCGGCACGCCGCCAATGTAGAAATTCGTGCTCTCGGTGCGGCACCCCTGGATCGACATCGCGTTGGAATTGGTCGAGTTGTCGACCCGGATGTCGTAGTCGGCCGACTGCTGAAAACCAACGCCGTGAATGATCGGGCACGACCCGGAGGCGACCCAGATCCCCTTGCCGCACGCCTGGAAGTTGCCGCCGATGACCGTCTGTTGCAACGCATTCGACGCGCTGATAAGCAGTCCGGCGCCGCTGTGGCTGATGAAAAAGCAATTCAGAAACAGGTTTTCCGACCCCATGAACGTGGAGGCGGCGATCTGCACGCCGAACGACGCGCCCTGGTAGAAGCAATCCAGGAACGTATTACTTTGTAGTGCCGCGCCGCCGCCGCTGCCGTCGTAGTCCAGGTCGAACACCGGCGTCGATCCCGACGCCTGGAAATGGATCCCCTCGACGTGGCAGTACCCGAACCCGTTCGTACGCATCGCCGGCACGCCGGCAGTCAGCGTCTGAATTGTGGTAACGAACCGGCCGGCGCCGAGGATGCGCCCGCCCTGCACCTTCGACAGCAACAGGTCGTCGGCCCGGTAGTGGCCCGGCGGGAAATACAGTTGCTTGTTGAGGTAGTAGTCGGTGCCGTGCGGCGACGCGGCCGAGCCGAACGCCGCATCGATTGCCGCCTGGATCGCGGCCGTGTCGTCGGTGGTCCCGTCGCCAGTGGCGTTGTACGGCGCCGCCTTGACGTTCACGATCCCGACATCGCTCGGCACGCAGTCGCCTCCGCTCCCGCAGCTCGTCGCCAAGTACACGCTTGATGCCATCGGGGGTTACTGCGCCGGGATCTTCGTGATGGTGGCGGCTTTGAACGTGACCGCGCCCGCGCCGGTCGCCGACGTGCCCCGAATCAAGATGTTGATTGACCCCGACAGCGTTTCAGCCGGGGTGGTCTGCGTGATGTTTTCGTATCCCGAAGCATTCGTATTTTTAAAGGCCGCCGCCTTTTGCGTCGTCGCCCCTAAGCGATACAAGACGATCTCGACGAACCCCGCGGGACCAGTTGTGAGCGTGGCGACAATTAGCGTGGTGCCACCAAACGTAATCGTCAGCGTATTGGTGGCATTCTGCGTGCCGATGAACCACGCTTTCAGGCTGAGCGCATCGCCATCGACACCGAGCGTGCCGCCCGGCATCGCATAGGTCGCCAGCGTTTCGATGGATGTCCCCGTGGTCGCCACGTCGGCAAAGAACGTTTTCAGGTTTACGACCGCCCCGGCGCCGCCGGCGCCTGGTGTGGCCCACTCCGGCGCCGTCGCGCCCGCATTCACCGTCAGCACTTGCCCGGCCGTGCCGACGCCGAGCCGCACGTTGTCGGTCCCGTTGTGGTAGCTGACATCGCCGGCCGTCGTCGTCGGGGCGAGCGCATCGAACGCCGCGGTGGCGGTCGTGTTGGCGGTGCCCCCGTTCGCAATCGGTAGCGCGCCGGTGACGCCGGTCGTGAGCGGCAACCCGGTCGCACTCGTCAACGTCCCACTCGACGGCGTGCCGAGCGCACCGTTGAGCACGACCGGCGCGCCGGCCGACCCCACGTTCACCGCCAGCGCCGTCGCGACACCAGTGCCCAGGCCGCCGACACCCGTCGCCACCGGCAGGCCGGTCGCGTTGGTCAGCGTGCCGCTCGAAGGCGTCCCGAGGGCGCCGTTCTGGACCACCGGGGCCCCGGCCGAGCCGACATTCACGCCCAACGCGGTCAAAATGCCGGTGCCCGTGGTCGTGGTGGCAACGGCCGTCGTGCCCTGGCCGATGACGACCGCGTTATTCGCCAGCGTGCCCGCCGCCGACACATTGCCGCCGCCGGCCGTCGTCGTGAGTTGGTTGGAGCCGTTGATCGTGATGGTGACGCCGTCGACAATGACGGCCAGCGGATCAGCAATCGACCCGTCCCCGTCCAGCGCCCCCGCCGCGTCGACCGTGACCGCGCCGCCGCCGCCGAGATAGATGGAGTCGGCCATGACTTAACTCGCTACCAGCCGCGTCGAGATGGTGCCGCCGCCGGCCACCACCGTCGAGATACGCGTGCGAATGAACGCCGACGACCCCGCCGCCATGTGGACCCCGATGGTCTGGCCGCCGGTGACGTCGGCCGCGGCGACCGTGGTGATCGTGCTCCACGTCCCGGCGTAGTCGCGCTCCGGCGCCTCTTCGATCGTCACCACCCCGGACGCGAGCGTCCCGGCGCCGGTGACGTAGACAGCCACCTGGGTGGCGCCTTTGACATCGACGGCTTCGCTCGTCTTTTCGTCGACCGTTTGGGCATTGAGTAACTGCACATCAAGACAGCCTGCAAGGCTCATGGTTAGGATCCTGTGAGGTAGTTCCAGGTCGGGAAGTTCGGGGAGTCGGTGACCGACGGCATACCGCTGTCCTGCGTGCAGAGTGTCGGCGTTCCGATGTTCACGGCGAAGATGCGCGCCCGCGCCATCGCCGCGTCCGCGCGCAGGTCAGGCCGGGACGGCTTGCCGACCGACCGCTGGCACATCTCGGCGAGCGTCAGCGTGATCGCGTCCTGGTAGCCTGGCGGGAGCGAGAACGTGTCGGGGAGCGCGACCTCGAGCAGCACGCGCCGGAACTGCAGCTCGACATCCTTCGCCGCGTTCGGCACCGGCCAGAAGTAGAGGCTGCCGTTGGGCCAGGTCGGCTCGTAGTACAGGTCGGTCGGGTCCTGCGTCGACAGCCCCGGCACCTGTTGCGCCGACCACCATTGCGCGTCGCGCAGGTTGATCGGCATATAGGCGCTGGCCGGGGTCGACGGGTAGATGAGCGAGGCGCCGTCGATCGTGACCGGCCGATTGCCCGGCGTCGTGAAGGTCGCGCCGCTCGGCCCGATAGTGTGGGGCGACAGGGCGGGCGTCAGCGTGTAGGTGACGAACTGTTGGGCGTAGCTGGCGCCGTGGTCGGCATTCCACGCGTCGAGCAAGCGATTGAGGCGCAGCAGGAAGAACTGGGCGAGGTTCGGCGGGAATTGCACGTCGTCGATGTCCGGCACATTGAGTTCGTGCGCGGCGTCGAGACAGAGCTGCGTGATGGTGACAGCCATCGCCTACTCGCGGACCTTGCGCGGCCGGCCCGGGCCCCGCTTGACGGGCACGGGCTCCGGCACCTCGACCGCCGGCTCAGGGTCGAGCACGGTCGGCTCGACGACGGACACCACATCGCGCCGACGCAGTCGCCAGCCCTCGTCCAGTTTGATGGCGAGCGCATCCTCGGTGTCGACCGTGCAGTACTCGGCCGACTCGGGCGCCCCTCGGTAGAGCAATCGCGGAAACTCCATGCGTCCCTCGCAGAGACGGGGCGAGCCCGAGAGCCCGCCCCGGTCTGGTCTAGTGGGCCGACACGCCGATCGAGTACAGCGTGAACGTGTAGGCCGACGCCGGATCGCTCGACAGCGCGACCGCCGTGCAGCGCAGCAGGAACATCCGCGTGCTGACGGTCGCCACGGTCAGCGTGTTGCCCGTCGCACTGGTGATGCCGGTGCCAACCGCGATCGTGAGCGTCGAATCCCCGACGTTACGGACGTAGAACAGGACGGACGAGCCGACCTGCACGCCACCCGGCAGGGCGGCGGCCAAGAGCGTCGCCGTCGGCAGGGTCGCCGTCTGGGCGTCCTGCGTGTCGACGACGAGCAGCCCGCCGAGCACCTGCGCCGCCGTGAGGGTGACGGCACCCCCACCAGTGGACGCGGTGATCGACGCGGGCAGGAAGTAGGACCAGACGAGCGAGAGGAACCGCGCGTAGGTCTGGGAGACGGGCGTATTGACGATAGCCATGATGCTGGACTCCTTGTCCTAGACGCCCAGGACGCGCACGGCGCAGGCGTCCGAGTAGAGGTTTCCGAAGCCGAGCAGCACGTCGAAGCGGTTGACCATCTTCGATTGCTGCGGATCGAACATGCGCACGAAGCGCACGGAGATCCCCGAGTTCGGATCGCGGGTCTGCGACGCCATTTCGCACGCCTTCGGCACTTCGAGCTTCACGCCGACGAGCGCAAACGCGTCTTTGTTGAGCGCCAGGTTGTTGAACCCGACCAGGCCGTTGGGGCTCGTGGTGCCCGGGAACAGCGTGAGGTCGGCTCCGGCGGCCGGCAGCACGGTCACGTTCTGATACGGGGAATCCGGCCCGAAGATCGGCGGCCAGATGCTGATCGTCGCCGCCGACGCCGCAGCGGTCACATCCGCCGTAATCACGAACGTCTTGAGCGAGCCGATAGACCGGCGGGTCATCGGGTTGACCGCGGTCGCGGTGGCGATCGAGAAGACATCGCCCTTCTTGAACGTGTCGTTGGTGGTCGCCGTCAGGCTGAGCGTGGTCGCGCCGCTGACCGGGGCCGTGAGCAGTTCCACGGTGCCCGCCCAGGTGCCGGCGGTGTGCTCGTAGAGCGACATCGACTCGTACCAGTCAAAGCCGCTGTTCCGCCCGATCGAGCCTTCTTTGTACTGCTTGGAGATGGCATCGGCCGGGTTGAAGTACTGGACCGCCGCATTGACCAGCGACACGTTGACCGACGGCGTGATGATCATGCCCCGCTTCGCGCCCGTCCACCCGGCCTGCTCGACCATCTTCTGGCGGGCCTGGTTGAAGGTCACAAACGACGTCGGGTCCGTCCCGAGCACGCCGACGATCATCGAGGTGTTTTGGGTCGCCCACAGCGCGCACCGGGAGTCGATCTCCTGGGCGATCTGGGCCATCGCCGGGTCGAGGTACTCGGTCTTGATCTTCTCGCGCCCGCGCTCCATCTTGAGGGCGGCCTCGGCCGAATCCCACTCGAAGTCAACGCCGAAAATCTGATTGACGCTGACGGTGGTATTGCGGCGCGTGATCGACTGTGGGTTGTACCCCAAGCCTTCGCGGATGGTGGGGCGCCACGGAAAGTTGATCCGCACCGTCTCGCCGACCGCGAATTCCTTCGTGTATTCCTTGTTGTACTCGGTGTTGAAGAACTGGGCGACCTGCAGCTTATTGAGCAGCAGGCGCAGGCTTTCCATCGAAAGCCAGTCGACGTAGTTGAAGGAGTTGGTCGCCATTGGGCGGCCCCCTCAGACGCTTGCGCGGTCTCGCCGCGCTCAGGGTCGGCCTAGCTGCCGAGCTCCTTCCGATTCATCCGCGTGCTGTAGGCGTCGAAGTCCCCGGCAGCAAGCGCAGACTCAATGTCATCGGCTGGAACGGCGGGTCGGTTCCCGAGCGTGGTCGGAGGCGCGGGCGCCCGCGACACCATCGGTGCAGAGGGAACCGGCGAGGGAGGCGCGGTCGTCTGCGCGCTCAGCGTCCCTTCGATGCGGCCGATCATGCGCAAGACCGCCGCTTCCGACGGCTGGCGCTTGAGAGCCTGCAGCACACTGTCGTTTTGCGACAGGTACCGGAGCAGCTGCGGGGCCTGGTCCGAATCGACCACCGCCTGGGCGACCACATTCGCCATCGTTGCCGTGCGCCGGTCGGGCAGCATGTCGATCGGGACCATGTCATGCACTTCCGGGCTCAGTGTCGAGACGAAATCAGGTTCCTGGGCGATCGTCGGCGCGACCCGGGCCGCGTAGTCGTGCGCTTTGGCGGCTTTCATCGCCTCGGCGTGACCGCGCTGCCGCTCCACCGCTGAAACATGAGCGACGAGCTCACGCGTGAACGACTCGTAGTTCCTGGCCTCGTTCCCCGGCCGCTCGAGCCATGCGGCATAGTCGGGGAAGTCGGCCTCGGCGGCTGGGAGAGCGCTGGCGGGTGACGGGGCCGCCGGTCCTGCGTCTGTGGCGCGTCCTGGGCCGCCGGATCGGGCCTGCGCGACTTCGTCCCGCAACTGGCGGGCTTGGCGGCTCAGGTCTTCGATCTCGGCGCGGAGTTGCTGCTTGCGTGTCTCGGCGTTCGGTCTCGCCGGCTTGCCCGGTTCCGAGGCGGGCTCTGTACTCGCGTCCGTTGGCGCGGCCTGCGCGGCAGGCTCGGGAGGCGTCGATCCCTCCGACGACGACGTGGGGATTGTGCGCTCGGGCAAGTCGCCTGTCAACTGCCAGGCTTCCCGCTCGGCATCGGTCAGGGCGTCGAGCACCGGCTGGCCCTCGGTCGTAGGCGACGGGATGCCGTCGCGGAGCAGGTCGACTTCGACAGACGGTTCGCGCTCGGTTCCGGTCATGCTTCGGGCTCCTGTGCCGGTGGGTCCGGCGGGTCGGGCGGCGTATAGGTGAGGTAGGGCTGCAGGCGCGCGAGCACGGCCGCCCACACGGCCGGGCTGTCGGCCTTCGCCTCGGCCTTGCGCATCCGCGCCGTCGGAATCGGCTTGCCGCTGCGGGTCAGCGCGTCGAACAGCTCGTCGGCAGTCATCGCAGGAGCGGGCTCACGTAGGCCGGCAGCACCCGGTAGCACTGAATCAGGAACAGGATCAGCAGCAACCCGATCGCCACCGGCCGAAACGGCGCCAGTTGTGGATACTGGCCAATCACCCACACGACGATGCCGAGAATCAACGCGAGTACGACCAGTGCCACCATCACAACCGCCTTTCAGTAGATTGACCGTCCAGGCTCGCCAGGTGCGGCTCCGTCGTCGCGTGCCAGGCGCCGCACTCCTTGCACCACGGATCCCCGATACGAACAGGCTTACCCTCCGGCCCATTCCACGCCGCTTGCCCGACCTCGAAGATCAGGACCGGCACCGCGAAGGCCGTCGCCAGCGCAATCATCCACGTCCACCACGTCGGCCAAGGCCAGTTGATGTAGAACGTGGCGACGCCGCTGCAAATGGCAATCGCCAACAGGCGCCGGGCGATGAATTGGATCACGCCCGCACCCTCCGGCGCGGGATCTCGACCGTCGGGTCGCTCCCGCCGCGGTGCTTGTCGACGTTCGTCACATGGTAGGCGCCGCACGGGAAGCACCAGTAGACACGGATGCGGGCGCCGGTGCGCTGGTGCGCCAGCTTGGCCGCGCGCTCGCTCAGATACGGCCGCTTGGTGCAGGCCGACCCGTTCACCGTGCGCCTCCTGGTTGCTGCAGACGCTGCCCCACCGCGTTCACGCCGCCGCCGACGAGCCCGTGCTTGCGCAGCAGGGCGTCGAGTCGGGGATTGGGCGGCGGCGCGTCGCCGTCGCGGGCGTGCGAGACCGCCAGCGGGATCGCGGCCAGCGGGAAGCCGGCCGCCTTGATCTTCGCCTTCATCTCGGGCGTGAGCCGCACGACCCAGCCCTCAGTCTGCGCGCTACTCAGCGCAAGATTACGCTCCTGCTGGAGTCGCTCTAGTTGGTCACGAAGACGGCCAGTCCATTGCGGCGCGTCGTAGAACGCGTCCATCTCGGCGTCGATCGCTTCTTTGGTGCGGCCGGTGAGCGGCTGACGCTCGACCGTGCCGCCGAACGGCTTGACCAGCTTCTCGAGCCGCTTGGGCAGGATCTCGTCGTAGAACTTCCGCATCCCCTCGCCGCCGACCTGCAGGTCGATGCCCGACAGCGTTTTCCGCCCGCCCCCTGACTGGCCCTCGCCCGCGAGAATCTTGTCGGCCACTTCTTTACCGACCACGTCAGGTAATTCGGCCGCCGAGTACACGCGCTTGGGGAGATCGATCCCCTCGCCGTCAAGCCCCACCACACCTAACTCGTAGCCGTCACCAGACCGGCGATAGTCGATGTGTCGCACCTGTTTCGCCAGGTTGTAGCGGGCGGCCTGCGTCTTGCCGCTGGTGAACCCCAGCCACTCGATCGCGTCGTCGTCGGCCGCTTCGAGCAACTGCTGTTTGAGCCCCAGCTCAGGCCAGGAGTCCTTGAACGGGGCATCGGCCACTTCGTCTGGTCTGCCGACGAGCCTGTTGCGGTTGGCAATCGCTTCGCGCCACCGGTCATCGGCAGCGACCCTGAACCGACGGTCGGTCTCGGCGTTCCACCAGTCGTAATCGTGGCCGTCGATGAGTCGGTCGCCGGTCTTGTACCCTTGCCGCTTCCCCTTCTGGTGCCAATCGCTTTGCACTTCTTCGAGGAACCGCCCGCGCTCGCCCGTCGGCAGCGTGCGCTCGTTGCTGCGCACATGCACGAGGATGTTCGGCTCGTCGAAGTGGCTGGAAACAAATTGCCGTGGATCCTTTGGCGTCGCGCGCATCGCCATGTCAATCTGTGTCTCAGTGTTCGCCAGTGCGCTTCGCACGTCTTGACCGGAGTGCAACTGTGATCGCAGCGCATCGCGGCGCTCGGTGAGTTCTTTGATGCGGGCGGAATGCGTAGCCGCGGCCCTGTTTTGGTCCGGCGGCAGCGTGAGCAGCGTTTCGCGGTAGTTCTCGCCGCCGGGGAGCTGGTACTGCGCGAACTTGGTATTACCGGCCAGGCGTTCTTCGTTGAGCGCGCGCGTCTGGTTGGCAAGCCGGCCATACTCCAACATCGCGGCCCGGCGCTCCGGCGAAATCGCCAAACGATTCAGCTTCGCCATGTCCTCGGCATTGCCGCCGGCCGCACCCCACGCCCAATGGCGCGCGTTCGCGTCATCGAGCTGCGAGAGCTGATCGCCGGGCCAGGGTTGCCCATGCGTCGTCGCGCTCGGAAAGGCCCGATCGAAGGCCGCATCCGTCTCCAGACCAAGCGCAGTTTGTCGCGCGGTAAGGTCCGACACGTCCCCGCGCGTCTTGACCTGCGGCCTCGGCGCCGGATTGGCCGCCAGATGCGCTTGCAGCGCCTCCCGCGTCACCGGCTGGTCGCCATGACTCGCCAGCAGCTCGGGGATCTTCCGGTACGCGACTTCTTCCTGACTCGCCCCGCTCTGCAGCAGCGACCGGAGCCGATTCGGATGCACGCCCTTGGCACCAACCTGCTGCGCCACCCGCTCAACGCGCGAATACAGCCCTTTGATAGCCCGTTGCAACGGGCCGACACCTCCGGGGATGTCGATGGTCCCGACCAGCCCGAGGATCTGTTCCTCCGGCGAGTCGCCCAGCACCCCGGCAATCGCCCGCAGCGCCTGCTCGAGCGGCGAGTCGAGCACGCTGGGCGACTGGGCCGACGGGGCGCCGACGCGGATCCGCGGGCCGTCAGGCATCAGGCACCGCCGTCCCAGGTTTCAGCGCCTGCTGCCACTCGCCGCACCACATCGACGGCAGCACCTCGGGGAACGACTGCCCTTTCGGCGCCCAGGTCGGCGGATACCGCTTGCAGACCTCGTACTGGGCCGCGAAGTAGCGACAGTTGGCACACGCCTGGCCGGAGGGGCCGCCGTTAACCAGCGTCGTCACGCGCCGCCCTCCGACTCCCGCGCCTCGGCCTCAGCGACCCGCGCCGCGTCCGCCTGCTCGGCCTGGAACGCCTGGCCGACGTCGCGGTCCTCGCGGCGCAGGTCGCGGTCAGCCGCCTTGTCAACGGCCTGCGTCTGCCGGTCCCGCTCGCCCTCGGCGTGCTCGTGCTCGAACCCCATCTCGGTGCGGACCTGCTCGGCATGCACCCGCGCCTCGGCCGTCTGCGCGCTGATCTCGGCCACCGCCAGCTTGACGAGATTGCCGATCGCGTCGCTCCGTTCCCGCGCCTGGATATCGGCCAGCTTGATCTTCTCGGCCGACCGGAGCCGTACCAGCTCGCGGTCGCCTTCGGCCGTCTCTTGCAGGTCGACCTTCGCCATCTCTTGCTGGGCCTTGACCTGGTCGGTCTGGATCTCCTGCTGCGCCTGCTGCACGAGCTGCGTCAACTGCTGGATCTGCGCCTCCTGCTCGGCGACCTTCTGCTGTAACTGTTCGGGCTTGGGCGGCGTCCCGTCCTCGTTCTGCATCGGCGTTGGCATGATGATTTCGGCGATGTCCTCGCCCACCGTGCCCACGTTCTGCAGCTTGATCGACTTCGCCAGGATGGCCGCCGACTTCTGCGGGCCGAGGATGCCGGCGATGTTCGGCAGGTTCTGCACGATCGCGTCGGCGAACGCGCTGCCCGCTTCCCGCTCGCTGTCGTAGCTGGGCCCGGTCGACACCGTCACCAGATGGTCGCCGGTCGGGTCGATCGCATCCGGGTTCTGCGGGTCGTTGAGCGTGACCGTGCGCGACTTCTCGTTGCGGTCCCGCACCGTGACTTGCTGCACCGTGTCGTGAATCTTCGGCAGTAGGTCTTCGACGATCACGCCGACGTGGTGGATCATGTCGTCGTAGTGGTCGACGAAGTGGAACGTGCCCCGCTGGGCCGTCTCTTCGATCTGTTTCAGCGCGATGCCCGACTTCTCGTTGCGCCGCTGGGCGGTGGTCGGCAGGAAGCTCGACCCCATCGCGGACTGAATCGCCCGGCGGGCCGCTTCGGCGCCGGCTTCGAGCGCGGCAATCGGCGGCTCGTAGGGCTGGCGCTGCGGGAACGGCAAGACTTGCCCGGTCGCCGCGTCCACCATCGGCTTGACCTTGATCACCGCGACCGGCTCGTGGAGCGACTTCTGGAGGTTGCCCAGTTCCTCGACCGTCAGCTGCCCCTCGTAGACGAAGTAGGGGAATTTCGGCGTCATGCCGACGAGCTCAGCCTCGCACGTCCGGTAGTAGCAGTAGAGCATGTAGGGATCGCGGGCCAGCCGCGTCATGCTCATCAGCTTGCGCTTCGCCCCGCTGCCGTCGTCGACATAGAGGATCTTCCCGTAACACGACACGAACGGGATGTACCGGCCCGGCCAGGTCGTCTCTTCCAGCACCTCGAGCCCGTTCGTCAAGTGCATGTAGACCGTCGGGTCGTCGACCTTGCGGCTCCCGACGGTCTGCTCGAGCGACGCGCCGCCCAGGCCGAGCACCATCCCGGCGCGTTGCATCGTCGACGGCGGCGCCGGCGGTGGGGTCTTGCCCGGGACCGGCGGCTCGTCGTCGAACCGCGTGTAGGTCGTGCCGTCGGCCCGCTGGACCAGTAGCAGCGTCCGCGGCTTCGTTTTGATGCACCAGTACTCGGCCAGCGTGATCATCTGGTCGCTGACCCATTGCGAATGGCTGGTCAGGTAGTTCGTGAAGTCCTGCACCTTCGCCTTGGGGAACCGCCGCGTAAACTCGCGGTGCGTCCACTTCTCGAAGTTGAACAGGTACTGCATGTCCGACGAGTTGGGCCGCATCGCCTCGGGGTCGACGTAGACCATGTCGGGGTTGGGGATGGCGCCGAGCCGGATCGCCTGGTCCATCGACCGCGGCGCCTTGAACTCGGTCAGCACCCGCACCCAGCCGTACGACCGCTGCACCGCGTTCTCGAAGGCGGTCGTGTAGGCGACCTGCGCGTTCGACTCGTACTCGATCTCGCGCATCATGTCCTGGTAGAACTCGGCCGTCTTGTCGTTTGCCCCGTTGCCGGTCGGCGAGAACTTCACCGCCCGCGGGTTGGCCCGGACGTCGTTGATCACCTGGTTGAAGTACTGGCCGAGCTCGTCCAGGGCGAGCGACGGGCGGCCAGCCTTGTCGCGAGCCCGCTTGTCCTTGTCGGTCCAGGGATCGCCCGACACGTAGCGCATGTCGGTCGTGCCCTCGTCGCGGACCTCGCGCCACTCGTTGTGACAAATCTCGAAGCGGTCGCGGGCTTCGACGATCAGCGGTTCGCGGGTCGAGCGGGCAGGTGAGTCGGGAGCGTAAGCCATGGGGGTCAGCGTCCAGTCAGTAGCCAGCGCAGGCGCCCGAGCAGGGGACGCGCGAGCAACGCTTCGAGTCGGAGTACGCGCGCCTCGGCGGCGTGTAGGGCCGGGATGACGCCGTCCTGGATGACCTTGTCGTGGACCAGCACGCCGGCGCGCGTCTGGCGCAAGCTCAGCGTCGGGGCGCCGGTCGGACGGCGGAAGGGCGACGCCATCAGCAGCCGCTTCCCTTCATCTTTCCGCTGCCGCGCTTGAGGTTGTTGCGGTCGCGGAAGTTATACGCGTACGACTCGGTATTGCTCGCTTTCGCGGCGGGCGCCTTCTTCGGCTTCGGGGCAGGCTTCTTCGCCATGATCAGCTCCAGGGTGAGGGCGGCACGTACGGTGCCGGCGTGCGCCCAGCCGCCGGTGAGACGGTCTGCGCGAAGGTCAGCGCCAGCGCGTCGCCGTCATCCGGCGAGTCGAGCCCACGCGCCTTCATGTCTTCCTTCGACTCGAGCACGACACGATCACGCTTGTCGTGGTAGAACCCCGGCCCGGTGAGATCCTGCTCGAGCCGCGCGTCGAGCGGGATCGCCCCCTTGGGCAGCCAGTCGCGCAGCTTGCCCCAGATGTGGGCGCGCATGTTGGCGTACTTCAGCGTCGGCGACTCGCCCCCGAACTGCACGTCGATCACGTTGTCGTGTCCGAGTTGGCGTAGCCGGTCGGCGATCGGGCCGCCGATACTGCCGCCGGTGGCGTCAACGAACATCATCGCCACCTTCTGGGTGCCGTACACCTTATCGAGCACGTCGGCGGCCAGCGTGACCAGCTTCATTGAGTCGCGTGCCTGCTGGCCCGGCACGATCACCGGCGGGATGGTCCGCGCGTCCATGCCGCGGCGGAACCGGAACACACAGCGGTCATCGCCCCCACGCGCCAGGTCGAGCCCGCACACCAGCGGCTCGTCGGGCAGGATGACCACGTCGCGGCGCTGGGCCGCCGCCACCGTCGCCGAGTCGATGAACTGCAGGTCGCCGGCGGTCGGTGGCAGGCCCCGCACGCGCACCCGGAAGAAGTCGGACTCTTCCCCGTAGTCGGTCGCCCACTCGGCGATCTGTGTCTTGTTGGTGAGCTTCGACGCCCGCGAGTCGACGAGCACGACGTGGTAGCGGTGGCGCTGGGCGCCAAAACAGGCGCGGTGAAAGGCGCCGGTCGTGCGGGTCGGGTTGCCGAACAGGAACTGCATCGGCTCGCCGTCGGTGAGCCCGCCTTCCTGGACTTCGTGGATCTTGTCGGGGACCGCGCTGTCCTCGTCGTTGATGTAGAAGCTGGTCGAGTCGGCCGCGTGCTGGCCGGCGAACGCTTCGGAGTTTTCCTCGGCGCAGGACTGCGGGGCAACGAACCAATCCTCGCGGTGGCCCTTCCGGTACATCCGCTGGGTGTTGACTTCGAACCAGCCGGCGGTCAGGCAGAGCTTGCCCCAGAACTGCACGGCCGCCCACGTCTTGGTGTCGAGCTGAAAGTTGGTGTTCGCGGTGACGGTGCCGCGGCAGCGCGGGCGGGTCGACATGATCCAGCAGACCAGCCACGCCTGCAGCGTCGACTTGCCGATGCCGTGGCCGCTCGAGACCGCCGCCCGGATGGGCTCGACCGCGGTCAGGCCGTCGAACTTGCGGCGCGTGACCTCGGCCCCCAGCCACTGCAGGAACTCGCGTTGCCAGGTGTCCGGGCCGGTGTGCTGCTCGAGCGGGCCCGGCTCGCCCCACGGGAAGGCGGCCAGGGCGAACCCGTAGGGGTCCGCGTAGAAGCCGCCGATGAAGTCGGCCAGCTGGGCGTCGACCTGCTGCTGCCGGCTGAGCGTGGCGGGCATCAGGGCGCTCCGGTGGCGAGGCGTCGGCGGGCCCCGACCAGCCGCGACTCGACCAGGTCGACCGTCCCGGACACTTCGACCTTCTCGACCAGCAGGTTGAAGTACTTCGCCAGGTCGGTCAGCGCCCGGCCCTTGTCCCACACCTTGAGCTTGTGCACGACGTCGACCTTGCCGTCGCCGGCGGCGAGGTTCTTCTTGACGACCTCGACTGACGCCACGCAGGCGCCCTGCTCGGCGGTCAGCTCGTGGATCGGCTTGAGATTACCGTCGGCGTCGAAGAAGCTGCGCAGGTCGACCAAGGCGAGCCGGCGGTATTCTTCGAGGATACGCGTGGCGCTCAGTTCGGCCGTCTGGACCTGCGTGGCGGTCGCGGCCTGCACCGCAGAGGCGATTTCTGCATTTGTTAACAGCCGCGACCCCTGCGCGCCGGCGGTTTTCGTGCTGTAGCCGCTCCGAATGGCCGCTTGCGTGGCGTTCAGATCCTTGAGGTATTCCGCCACGAATCGGGCGTGCTTGGGGTTCATTGGCGGTCGAGCGGCAGCAGGATGCGCACCTGGCGCTCGAGTTCGTCTACGCGGGCGGTCAGCGCCTTCACTTTGGCGGCAAGCTTCGTGTCCCGCGCCTGGGAGGCGCGGGCATTGCGGAGGGTGGTGTCTTGCGGGTTGGGGCGCTTGAGGGAAGCCACCGCACGCGAGTGTGCGCGTGCTCGGGCCGGTTTCACGGGAAACGCTAGGGGTGGGGTGTTTCTGCCCGTTCGACGGCGCGCAGGCGTTTGGGATGAATCATGGTTTGCCAGGACGACCAGCGCAGCGGATCCCCCTCGGGGGTGGTGCAGGTCGGACAGGCGTGGCGCCGGCGGCGGTAGCCGTGGATGGTGCGACGCGACTCGACGACGCGACCACGGGCGCGGCAGCGTGGGCACAGGTCCGGGTCGCGGAAGGTCGTCATGTCCCCTTCGGCGGCTTGGCGCGCTCGGCAGTATTCGCCCCGGCCCAGGCGGTGATTGCCGAAAAAACCCTCGCCCTAACACCCTGCCGCCATTCCTCCATCGGCTGAAACCACGCCTCGCTGGGGTAGCCAACTTCATCCACAACTACCTCCATGACCTGTTCGCACAAAGCCGCGGCGTCTCGGGCGCGCTCGGCCTCGCCAGGGGCGGGGGTCCAGGCGCACACAGCGTCAGCCGCCCGATTGCAGTCCTCATAGAACTTCGGCTCGGGCAGGCCGTCGATGGCCGACAACTCGCACGACAGCCGGTGACGGGCTGCCTGCCACTCTCGCACCAGCGCCACCAGCGCGGCCGGGGTCTCGCCCTCGGCGGTGAGCGCCGATTCGGCTAGATGCAGACGCTCGCCAATGTGCCGACGCATTTCTGCGTCATCGGCGGCGAACTCAGCGGCTAACGCCTTCCGAACTCGAGCGGCGATCATCTGTGCCCGCGTCATGGCGGGGGGAGGACTAGCCGACATCGGACAGCTCCTTTCGTACGATCTCGGCAAGCACTTCTGGTGGTGGGAGCCCGAGAGTCATGTCAGCCTCGGCTTGAAGCCAGCGAATAGCCAGATCGAGTGCTTCAATATCCATCGCGGCACGAGCCGAGAACCGCGCGTAGTCCCGCTCGGCCCTGCCGTTGCCGTGCTGGCACGTCAGCATAGTGCGGACACTGGACGAGTACTTCGACATGCTGCTGCGACGAACTTTCTGCATCCGCCTCAGTCGCTCAGCCGCTTCATGAGCGTTCATCGTGCCGCTCCCTCTGGGCCACGGGCCTCGGCGGCCTCGTCATCGTCAAGCCTCGTCAGTTCAAGTTCCAGGACTGCGAGGCAGGCCGCCATTGCACGCGCATGGGCCACTTGTCTAACGAGCGTGCAGCGCCGGCAGATCTGTTCGTAGTTACCATGCACGTAATCGAGAGCGCTATTCGACCAGATGTGTAACTCGCGTTTTTTCTTGCATTCTGAACACAGTCCAAGGACGACGCTCATCGTGCCCTCTGGCCACGAGGATCTCCGGGCACAACGATCGCCCCGTTGATACGAACGGCATACGGTTGCTGTGACTCGGCATACATGTTGACGACGTGACAGCGGGAGCACCGAAACTCTCCTGAGAACGGAATCCCGCAATACGTGAGCCTCGAATTACAGTTAAGGCAGAAGCCGACAAACCTTGTGCCTGCGCGGCGAACGAATCCGGCGGATGTGGTGGAGCGACGATACCGATCGCGCCACGCAATGAATTGCTTATCCATCACGCTCCCTCTGGGCCACGGGCCTCGGCGGTCTCCCGCGACTCGGTGGTGCCGTCATTGCCGACCGGATAGCCGAATGCCGCTTCGGTCTCGTTCGGCCACAGCGAGCCCACGTAGGGCGGCTGACGATAGCCTGGACATTCGTGGTCGCAGTAGTCCGCAACCAGCGGCCCCGAGCGGCCGATGGGGTTCTTTATACGATGACAGACCGCACAATCGACTCGAATACCGGCCTTAGTGAGCGACAGCGCCTGTGGTATTGGCAAGCATGGAGCGGTCTCCCGCGCGTGAATGGCGGCTGGTGGATCGGGCAGCGGCATCCAGTGCGTGGCTCCTAGAAACCAGGTGCCGTTCGATTGCATCCAGTCGTGGCTATACCAGCCGGCGGCGATGTCATCCGCCCAGTCTTCACGGTAGAGCAGCACATGCGTGCCATCCTTCGGCGCTGTCTCTATCGGTTGCCACTGGGCCAGCGTCGGCGCGGGGGAGGCGGCCAGGGCGGCAGCGGCTTCCTCGATCACATGGGCAACGGCTTCTCTGTGGTAGGGCTCATCCAGTACCGTGATCGCTTCGCGCAGCCTCTCAGGTAGCGCCATCTCGCGCGTGTCGCTCATCGCCAATACCTCACGATTTTGGCCGCCGACCAGCCCTGAGCGCCTCAGCCCCAGCACACAGTGAGTCTTCAATACCTGGCCCCCCGTCGATTTCCGCCGGGCAGTTGTGGGCGTAGTCCTCTAAGACATCGGCGTGATGGCCGGCGCAGTCGTGCTCGCACTCCACGCCGGGACCGTCTTCGTTCTTGCAATAGCACCGACCGCCGCACATTGGACACCTATGCATGGTCATCGCACCCCCTTGAGCTTTTTCCGCAACCGCCGAATCGTCGCCCGTGCCGCCGTGAGCTTCTTCTCGCACGTCGCCGCGCGCCCAGGCCCGAGAGGCTGCACCGGCCCGCGCGCACGCTGCGGCTTCGCGTGTGGCCGGTGGTCGTCGCAACAGGCCGGCCGGCTCATGGCTCACGCCCGCCCAGATGGACGCGCGTTTGCTCCACGACCAGCACCACGCGCGCCAGCCACGTCACCAGCGCGACATCAGTCGAGCGGCACACCCAGATGGCGGCCTCGTCGCTGATGCCCTGGAGCGCCACCAGGAGGGCCGGGCGGGCGAGTGTCTCCATCGGTAGGCGCTCGGCGGCGTGGAGGACCGGCGCGTCGAACAGGGGCAGCATCAGGCCGCCGGCGCGCTTTCCGTCTCGAGCACCGGCTCGGCCTCGGTGAAGGTGACGAACTGCTGGCCCAGATACCAGTGCTGCAGGAACTCGAGTTCGTCGCGCGTCGCCTGCCCGAACGTCGCCTTAAATACGAACGTGAACCCGTTGACGTCCTTCTGGGTGCGCGCGTAGGCTGTGCCGATCTTGCACTGCAGCAGCGCCATGCGCGGCTCGGCGATGTCCGGCGCAGCGTAGACGGCAAGGTTCTGCGGCGGGCAGCCCAGGCTAATCCGCACGCGCTCGAGGTGCGCCTTGGGATCGCCGGTCGTCAGCGAGAACAGCAGCGAGCGGACTGCCGAGTCGCCGCCGATCCCCTCGTCGATCGCCGTCGCCAGCTTGGCGTCGAAGGGCTGCACCCGGAGCGCCAGGGTGATGATCTTGGTGTCCTCGCCGTGCCGCTTCTCGGTGCCGGGCGCGAAGTCGTCGAGGAAGATCCCAATCTTGCCCGCGCTGAACAGTCGTTGCATCGTTACACCGCCTTGTCGAGAGTGGTTGCGTGTAGAGTGGCGTGCGTGTCGTACCAGGTGACGGCCAGCGCCAGGGCTGACCATTCGTCGGCGCGAATCCCGTAGAGCGGGCCCCGCGCGTATTTCGTGCCCTTCGCCGCCGCGCCGCCGAAGCGGTCGAGCAACGCCTGCCGGATGTTGGCGTCCTTGGCGCGCATCGAGTGACACAGATGCAGCTTGACGGCACGCCGGGGCAGCCGCTCGAAGCGCACTGCCGACGCCTGGGCGAAGCGACCCGACCAGAACACCGTCTCGAAGACTTCGCGGCCAACGGCCATGCCGAACGACTCGATTTGCTCGATGACGACGACGTCGGGCCAGGTCTCGCGGTAGATGTGCGGCAAGTGGCGCAGGTCGGACAGGAGCCCGTCGTTGCCCTCCTTGGCGTGGGCGAGGATAGTGTGCCCGTCGTAGAGCACCCATGCGCTCAACTCATTGCCCGGGTCGATCGCGAACACCCTCATGCCAACCGCCACAGGTTCCCGCCGGCCGTGTGATGGCCGCGCAGCCGCGGCACGGTGCCCGCCTTGACGATGTGCCCCGCCCGCGCCAGCCGCATATAGACCGGGCCGAACGCACGGTCGTCGCGGGGCGGGAGCACGCCGGCCCGGCGACACGCCAGCGTCAACTGCTCGCCCGACTGCGGGCCCGCGGCAAGCGCGCGCAGGATGACCGCCGCAGCGCGGGCGCCGAAGTCCGGGACGGCGTCCTCGGCGGCCTGGGCGGTGCGCGCCATGCCGCGGTCGCGCTGCGCACGCGCCTCGGTCGTGGTCGGCAGCGTCGGCACGGTGAAGTCAAAGGCCGGTTGCTGCGTCATGCCGCACGCTCCCGCACGCTGCGCGCCATCGACAGCAGCAGGTCTCGGAACGCCAGCGGTGTCTCTGCACGCTCGCGCTTCGATAGTCGTTCGGTCGCGCCCTCGCCTCGGCGTAGATGGCGCTTTCGTCGCCGTTCATCCGCCGAGCGATACCCATCCTCGAGCCGGACACGCTGACCCGACTTGCCCCACTGTAATCGCTGCAACTCGACGCCGACGGCGTACAACCAAGTGGCCTTCTGCGCTCGGTGGCCGTAGTGCCCTTGATCGACACAGCACACCCAGCCGTCGCTAAAAAGATCCATGTGCCAGCCCCCGGCGCGCGACGGTTTCCTGAGCCCGAAGGCCGCCCATGCCGAACTCGCCGCCGGATGCTCAAGCACGCCGCCCCAGCGGCGAACCGCCTGCAACGCCATCAGGAAGCATCCGCCGTCATCGCCCTTCACGCGCCGGACGCGCGCCGATGGCCCGCCATGCCAGTAACGGCCCCACCGCTCGCACGGCGGATGCGCGACGACCGGCCACGGGCCGGCGTAGAGGCGCGCGTCGCGCTCAAGCGGCCACACGTCGACATCGGGCAACCCGGCGTACACCCCGCGCGCCTCGACGAACAACGCGGCGATCACGGCGTCGGCTCCGTCGGTGCGGCCGGCGCTTCGACGTAGAGCACCACCACCCGGCGCTTGTCCTCGGCGGCCCCGTGCGTCACCATCGCCAGCCGGCCCGCATCGGCGAACACGACCTCGTACGTCACCGGGTACTGCGCCAGTAGCATCACGAGTTCGGCGACGGTCATGCCGCCGGCTCCGTCCGCCGCGCCGCCGGATGGCACTGTGGGCAAAAATGGGCGTCCTTGTGTTTTGCGTGAGGGAAGTCGCGCCGGCAGAGCTGCTGCCGGTTCACCGGCTCGGCCTTGCCGTTGACCGAGTGCCAGCCCTCACAGGTCGAGTACGTGAACTTGTCGCCGTGGCAGACATCACAGGCCGACGCCGGGACGGTGGTCCGCGCCCGGCGGATATTGATCGCCAGCCCGCGCAACTCGCCGGCGTGCGGATGCGTCGGCGGCCAAGTTGTCGAGCACGCCTGCACGACCGCGTCAGCGACCACCGACGCCGGGAACTCGCTCACCGCATCGAAGTAGGCGCGGCTCTGGGCCGGGCTCTCCTTGCGGCTCAGGCCGGCGCACAGCCGGGCGTACAGCGGCGTCCAATCGGCGAGTGTCATGCGAGCCCCAGCTTCTTGTCGATGGCCCCACCAGGCGCGTGCGCGTCCCAGTCGGCCTTCGAGAACCCGCCCGCCGACGTCGCAGACCCATGCGCCGCGTCGAATTGTTCGTTCCAAAATTCCCACGGTTTTTTCGTGGGCACGACGCCGGACGCCCGCACGGAATGCGCCCAGGCCAGCGCCTTGTCGTCGCCGCCAAGACGGTTCGCGAATCGCCCGAAGTCCTCAGCTAACAAGCACATCCAGTCACAGAAGCCCGTAACGTGCGTGCCGTGGTTTAGGCCCCAGTTTTTCGGTGGCGTAATCAGCCCGCCGACGGGCGCGCGCGAACGCTCTTCGCCCTTCGGTATCGGTATTGGTTTCGGTGTAGGTATAGGTGTCGCATTACCAACGGCGTTACCGTCTTGTTTCTGCCGTTCCCTGAAACGTGTTACACGGTCGTTGCCGTCGCGTGTCCGTTGCCGACGTAACTCCGCGCTGTCGTTCCATTGCAGGAAGTCGTGAACCCGGTAGCCAGCCGGGTCCAGCACCCACAACCCGGCCGCCACGAGCTTGGCGGCGCCGACCTTCCAGCCCCGGCAGCCCAGGAACGGCACCGCCTCGACGGGGATCAGCCCGTCGGTGGCGTGGCGCTGGCAGTAGGCCAACCCGCACACCCACAACCACGCCCCGACGTCGCCGGCGGCGAGCACCTTGCGATGGTGCGGCGCGTTGTCATCCAGGCGGATCCACGCCATCAGGCTTGCCCTTTTCGACCAAACCGCGCCCGGTCTGGACAGGCCGCCCAGTGGTTGTCATCGAACGGTAGATGCTCGACCAGCCGTCCGTCGGCGGTGTGTTCGGTGCGCAGCGCCACCGGGTCGCCGGTAAAGCACATCCGTTTCCCGCTCGCGGCGACTTCGGCCCAGGTAATCGCCGCGCCGCAGTTGGCGCCACGGCAGCGTGCTTGCCCTTTGGTGTCGGCGAGCACGCCGATCGTTCGGACCTGCTCGGTCATGCCGTTTTCCTCCGGCTTACGGTCTCGTCGTACGCCTTCTCGGCCCGCTTGCGCGCGGCCTCCTTCGCTTTGGTGTATTCGTCCGGTGCCACCAGGAGCACGCCGTCCTCGGCGGCGAGCTCGAGCGTGCGGTCGATCAGTTCAACGAACTGGCCGACGCTCAGCGTCGACGTGTGCGGCTCGGCGAGCACCTTCGTCACTTCCCCGGTCTGCGGGTCGACGAACTCGAGCCAGTCGAACACGCGGCCGAGTAGAAACTGCTTGAGCGCGCCGAGCGTCCACCCCTCCTTGGCGTGGTATTGCAGCCAGGGCGTCACCATCGCGTGAAAGGCGCGGTTCTGGCGGTCGCTCCGCTTGGCGCGGACCTCGTAGAACTGGCCGACGATGACCTCGCCGGCCGTCGCGCGCAGACGGCGCAGGTAAGCGTGCGCTTGCCCCGGGTGCGCGAAGGTCACGCGGCCCTCGGTGTCGACCGTGAGATCCCACTCGGGAATGTCGCTGGTCACGCGACGCCCTCCACCGCGCGCCAGCCCTTGAGCGCCTGTACCTCGTTGTCGACGTCAGCCAAGAACCGCCGGACCTCGGCCTCGTAGCCGGCCAGGTCGACGTCGTCGCGGAGCACGCGGGCAATGTGAAGCCGGTACTCTTCCGGCCAGCGCGGATCAAAACTGACGAAGTCACACCACGCCGCGCCGGTGATCCACAGGTTGTGCCGAATCTGCGGCAGGTACTTCGCCGGCACGCCTTTCGCTCGCAGGTTGGTGAGATGGTTGGCGCTCCGTGGACACTTGATCTCGATCAGCCCCTCGAAGTCGCCGACGTGCCCGTCGAGCGAACAGCCGGCCATCAGGTCGAGATGGGACAGGAACCCCGTGCGGTCGACCAGCCGACCCGTCAGCGCCTCGTAGAGCGCGAAGGCTTGCGGCTCCAGGTCGATGCCGCGTTGCATGTCGTCGTTCACGTAGGGCGCTTCGGCCGAACAGCCGGTCAGCCGCTCGGTGACGAGCTCCATGCGGTAATCGCGGCGCTTGGCCGCTTCCCCGCTTTTGATGCTGGCGAGTACGTCCTCGGCCCGCGAGCCGGTGACACGGCCCAGGCGTGCGGCGAACCAGTCCTCGGAGCGTTGTGGCGCGTCGAGAATGGCGAAGCGCCTCACGCCGGCACCTGTTCGACATTCGCCGCCCGGGCCTTGAGTGTGTCGAGCGCCAGCGGGGCCGTCGCGTTGAGGTAGGCGCGATACTCGGCCTTCGCCTTCGTCCATGTCTCCTTGAGCGCCACCGTGCTGGTGTCGGCCGCCAGGTCGAGCACGTCGCGCCAATCGTCGTACCCCTCGGGCTTGACGCGCTCGGGCGGCGCCGTGGTCGCGGTTGCCGCGCGGCCGTTGCCGACCGCCGCGTTGCCGTCGTCATCCTCCGGGGCGACGCCGACGATCGCCGCCAGCCCGTAGCGACGCGCGTAGGTCAGCGCCGAGCCGAGCGCCTGCATGTCCTGTTTCGCCATCAGCAGCGGCGTCACGCCCTCGACGGACTCCCCGGAGGCGTGCAGGAGCCGCGTCACCAACACGGGGTAGCGGTCTTCGCCGTACAGCTGCGTGAACTGCACGACACTGAGCCCGTTGTCGCTCAGCGGCTTCCGGCAGGCGTCCCAGACCGACGCCAGGTCCGCATACTTCGACTTGAAATGCGGGTTGGTCGTGTCCTTCGACGCGCCTTTGATCGCCGCCTGCGCCTTCGCCAGCGCGGCGGCGAGCGTACCAATCGTCTCGGCGGCCATTACGTCGTCTCCTGTCTGTCTGGGATGGCGAGCCGCCGACGGAGCGACGCGGTGGCGGCCTGCATGGCGGCCAGCGCCGTCAACTCGCGGTCGGTGTAGGCTGTCTGGGCGAAGCCGGCGACGTCGGCCGGGCCGTGCGTGGCGTGTGTCCACAGGCGCCGGCCGTCGCGTTCAATCGACGTCAGCCAGCGCGCGGTCGACGGCTGGTTGTACCAGACGGCATCGCCGTCGTAGATCACGCGGTAGCGCCGATCGCACCAGCGCCAATCCGTGACGAGATCGTGGCGCTGCACCGGCGGCGCCGGTGGGCTCGAAGGAGGCGGCGGGCAGGCGCGGCACACGCCGGGCTCGCTCTGGTGGGGACACGCCATCACGCACCCCCCCGCTCAGCCGCGACCGCGAGCCGCTTCTCGGCGTGCATCTGCAGCCACTCGCTGACCTTCTCGGGCGAGCCGTGGCACGGTGCCGGGATGTCGTTATAGACATACCGGCAGATATCGGCCAGATTGACGAGCGACGAATGGTCCGCGCGGCCGACGGCTTCCATGAGGTCGTTTTCGAGCACGGCCCGAAGGAAACCCCCAGTCGGCCGGCCACTGTCGGCGTAAGAACGGAGACTGACGACGGCGGCGGCCAGCGTCATCACACACCCACCAGCGCCCGGTCGACGGCGTCAAGCAGCACCTGGGCGGCCGTCGCCTGCCCTAACTCGTCGGGCAGCAGACACCGCCCCGGGCGCACGGTCAACTGGTCGATGCCGCTGTCAATCGCGTGCAGCACGTCACGATGGCACCGGCTCGGCCGGTCGTTCCAGTCCGCCGCGTTGACGATGAACAGCGTTTCGAGCGCCGCGTCGGCCTCGGCCAGCGTCGCCGCGCACGCCATCGCCGCGCCGAGGATGCACCAGCTCACCGCCTCCGGCGCCCGTGGGTCGCACTGTGCCCCGGTCGATCTGCGGGCCAGCGCGCCCTGCGTCCACGTCGCATCGGTTGCTAGCCGCTGTCGCATCCCTTCAAGAACAGGTAGAATCTCGGGCATTGGGTGCCGCCTCCCTGCGGCATCTCAAGGCGCCGTACCAGCGGCGCCTTTCGTTTTCTATTGCGGACGCGACCCGTCCGGCTGCCGCCACAACGAGTCGACGAACACCCGAATGCTGCCGCCCGCGGTGCGGACGTACTCGACCTTCCCCGCCGCGATCCAGTTGTAGAGCGTGCGCCGGCTGATCCCGACGAGTTCGCACGCTTTCATAATGCTGACCGTGGCGCGCTCCATATCAGAACCGCAGCAACGCCAGCACGAACACGGCCAGCAGCACCCCCGCACCGACGGGCCACGGCGTACGGTCGACGTGGTCCTCAACCCAGCGCGTCCAGGCGGTGTACTCGCGGTCGTCGTTCACCATGTATCGACCTCCGACTCGTCCGGCTCGGCCAGACACGCCAGCAGCGCCAGCGGCCAGAAGATGCCGCACAGTAGTGATAACCAGCCCGCCCGCGTCCGTCGCAAGACGTGCAGGAACATCCCGCCAGCGCCGACGCTGTAGAGCGCCAGCCAATCCGCGCCGGTCATTCGCAGCCCCGATTCAGTGCCGCCTCAACGTCGGCGCGCTTCACGAGCACGCTCCGCTGCGAGCGGTAGTACTTGCGCACGCCGTGCCGCGCGATCCACTTGTGCGCGCTGACGACGGCCGACGGGCTGTCGTAGCCCAGATAGGCGGCGAGCGCCCGCGTGTTCAGGTACTCGGGCAGCGCCGGCGGCAGGTCGAGGATCTCGCTCATGCCGTCCTGCGCACTGTGATCGTCGTGACGACATCGAACCGCGTCGGATCCTGCTCGGCCTGCGCGACCAGCATCGGCCCGCGCAGCACCTCACTCGCATAGAACCGCTCGGTCTGCGGGCGCTTACCGCAGGCCAGCATCATCGCCAGGTACTGCGGCGACGTGCCCGCGGCGGCGGCCGCCTCCTTGTCGCTCAGCCCGGCAATATCGATCGCGCGCCGCATGGCCCGCGCGCCGGGCGCCCACGCGCCCGCCGGGTGAAGTTTGTTCACCACGGGTCGACTCGCCTTCGCGTGCCGACGTGGGAGGTGAACTCTTACATCTCGCGCGACGACGACGGCAGGTTGTACATGGGGGGTCATGGACACACACCTATCGCTGACTGATGAACGCGGCGCAGACCGCCGCGCAGTCGAGCACGCAGCCGCCACGCAACCGGCACGGCAGTTGGTCGACTTGGTCGCCGTCGCCGAGCAGTCGGCCCGCGACCGGGCGCGCGCTGACGCGGTGTTCTTCGCGGCGCTGCGGCAACTCGCGGACGAGATCGGCCGGCGTTGACATCACGCCGCCTCGTGATCCGGCGCCGCGTCGAGTAGTTCGTCGATCGGCTTGCCGAAGTAACCCGCGAGCGCGTTGGCTTGCGGCGCCGACGGAACCAGCAACCCACGTTCGATCATCGAGAGCGTCGAGAAGTGGATGCCGGTCTGCTTGCCGAGTGCTTCGAGGGTGATCTCTCGATGGCGTCGAATCTGGCGCAGAAGCGTTTTTCGCTGCATCACGCCGGAGAGTCTACGCCCGGTCGTTCGACGCTGTCAAGTCATTTTCGATGCTTTTATGCGTTATTCGCCAACGCCAATAGAATCAGCGCTTTACGGCTGTGAGCCTCCTTTGTTACAAGGAGACGTGGAACGGCTGGCCTGGACGGTGGGCGATGTCGTGCGGAAGCTGCGGAAGCGCCGGAAGCTCGACCTGGAAACGTTCGCCCACAAGGCCGGGCTCAACAAGGCGACCGCCGGCCGACTCGAACGCGGCAGTGCCAGCCCGGACAGCGCGACCGTCGCCGCGGCGGCGAAGGCGCTCGGCCTCTCGGTGCCGGCGCTCTACGCGCTGGTGCCGGTGGCGGTCAGTGCGGATCTGCGGGAGATCGTGGAGGCGTTCGATCGCTTGAAGCTGGAGGGTCGGGCGGCGTTTCGCGTGTCGATCCTGGAGTCGATTTCGGAGCAGTTGAAGCTCGACGAACACGATTAGCCGTCATGGCGCGCACAATCTCGCGCACCGCATGGCGCAGGAACGGCGGCAGCGATCGATAGAGGCAGTACGCGGCGTAGTCATCAGCATCCAGGTTCACGAGAGGCATTGCGGGGGCTCCCTCCGGTACGACGACGACGGCGCGAGTGACTCGTATGCCCGTACTTCGGCCGCACTGCAAGCGCCTTTTTCGGCGATTACAACCTCGGCGTGCAATGTCAGGAAGGGGCCAGACGATGCGTCGCGTGATCGTGCTCACGGTTCTGCTGGCGACGAATGCGTGCTCAGGCGACGACACGCCGACAGCGCCGACCCCGCCGCCGGTGGCCGCCTGCCAGGCGAACAACACCGCCGGACTCGCCTTTCACAATCAGTCGACGACCCGCACCTACACGATCACCTTCAACGGGGCCAGCGTGGCGACACTCGGGCCGGGGCAGGTCACCGGCGCGCAGGATGTCGCCGCCGGCACCACGCACACGGTGACGTTTCTCTACGCCAACACGTCGACGCTGGCCTGCCAGCCGTTCACGCCGAACCTCGCGCGGTGCTCGGTGACGACGCTGGCGTGTGCGTTTTAGCCAGGGAATACATCGATATGCAATTTTGCATATTGGGCTAGCGGCTAGAGGCTAGCGTCTTTGGGCGTCGTCACCCGCCGCGACTCGAAGTGGTTCTGGTTGACCCTGGAACGCGCGGGCAAGCCCCCGCTCCGAGAAGCGACGCGCATCGCCTGCCGCGGACTGCCGCCCGGGCAAATGAAGGAGCACCGCCGACTGGCCGAGCAGGTCTATCACGCCCGCATGGCGGATCTCGCCCGCCAGCGCGTCGGCCTGCCCGTGGAGACGACCCGCGCGACCTTCCGCTACTTCGCGGCGTGGTACGTGAAGCACGTCACCCCGGCCAAGCGGAGCGCCGTCAAAGAGGCGTCCATGATCCGCACCCTCGGCAAGCACTTCGGCGGCTGGGCGCTCGACCGCCTCGACCAGGCCGCGGCCCGGGAGTACCTGACCAAGCGCACCAAGGCGGTCGCGCCGGCGACGGCCAACCGGGAGCTGGACGTGCTGAAGTCGATGCTGACCGCCGCCGTCCCGCGCTACCTGCCGAGCAACCCGCTGGCCGGGATGCGCCGCCTGCACGCTAGGCGGGCCGCCCCGCCCGTGCTCAGCCTGGAAGATGAGGCGCGGATTCTCAACCGCTTGAGCATGCCGCACCGGGCGCTGGTCATTGCGGCGGTCGATACACTGGTCCGGCTGTCCGATCTCTGCACCCTGCAGCGCGCGCAGGACCACGGCGACCACTTCGAGATTGCCGACCCGAAGACGACGCCGTACCGCGTGCCGGTCAGCACCCGACTAAGATCGGCAATTAACGATCTGGGACCGTTAATTACCGGACACCGCTATGTGTTTGGTGGTAGCCGCCCGGTGCGGCCGGCCGCCATCACGCAGGCGTTCCGGTTCGCGTGCTTCGACTTGGGCATCCCCTACGGGCGGCCGGACGGGCTGACGTGGCACGCCCTCCGGCACACCGGGGCGACACGGGCGCTGGCCGCCGGTGCCACCGTGCGGGATCTCATGGCACTGGGCGGCTGGGCCGACGTCAAGAGCGTCGCCCGCTACACGCGGCCGACCGGCGTCGACCGGGCGCTGGTGGACCGGATGAGCAAGGCGCGGTAGGATGCGCGCATGGACCGCCAGCAACAGGCCGACGCCCTCCTAGACGAAGCGATCGACGTGCTCGCGTTGGTCGCAGACGTGGTCGACGTCATCGATCTGTCTAGTCGCGCTCAGCTCGTCCTCGACAGAATCGCCGCGTTCCGCAGCGGTGCGATTCTAGCTGCGCCCGGGGAGCCCTTCGTCGATTGCAAGTTTAAACCAGGAGGCCACGGGATTTACGTCGATGCACGCCCTGTGCACGTTCCGGCCGATGGCCAGGAAAACCCCAACGAATCCGGCGGCTGACATCCCGTCGGGGACGCCAACCGCCAGGACCGGCGATCGGGCCACTTCTGAGGATTTCCTGAGGATTCGCTGACCGTTGGCCGTGGCCGCTTAGCCTGGGTTAGTGGTCATTAGCCGCCGGCCCTGCACGTCGCATGCACGTCGTCGCTGGGTTCGATACGCGCGCCGAAGAAATACGACGCGACATAGCTCAAGACCAGCACCATCTGCACCCAGTCGATCGACCGCATGTCGGCGTACTCCGGGCACGACCACTGCACCGACGTGCACAGAGCGATGCCGGCCACCGACCGCAGGAAGTAGGTATTTCGGGGCGTCATGCCCAGAGTCTACCGTCGCCACCAGCGCCCGAGCCAAGTGCCGCGCAGCCACTCGAGCAGCCACCAGCCCGGCAGACTCATGCGTGATCATCCGCGCCGTCGTCGAGCGTCGGCAACCGCAGCGCCGCCGCCTTGAGCCGGTCGAGCAGCGCGTCGGCGTTCGCGAAGCCCGTGGTCGCGTCAGTGACGACGCGCTGCACGATCTTGAGGTCTGTAATCACGTAGCTACCGTCGGGGTGTTTCTCGTTCAGGTCAGGATGACCCTTGCGCCAGGCCGCCGCCACCGACGCGATGCCGGAGTTGACGACCTCAAGGATCTGGAGCAGCGAGAGAAGCGCAGCGGGATTCATAGCGGAACGTCCTTTCAGGAACGGGAACGGGTCAGAACACCAGGAGCGCGTCGTCGATGCTCGGCGGCGGCCCCTCGGGCGCCGGCACCGGCAAGAAGCTGCCGACAGTCAGCACCATGCTGCTCGCCAGCCGCAACAGGTCGACGACCGCCTTGCGCGCCTCGGGCGTGCCGATGCTGATCGGCGCAGACGCCAGCTTGTCGGCTAGCGAGCGGATGAGCACCGACGCGCGCATCCACCCGCGTTCCTTGTCGGCCTCGGTGCGCGCGGTGAGCGACGCCTCGAGCATGAGCCCGGCATCCTTGGCGTAGCCCATTGACTCCTTGATCACGGTGGCGACGATCTGTCCGTCGGCGTTCGTGATGACCTTGGCACCGATCAGGCGTTCGACCGGGCTGTTGCCGGGCGGCACGGTCAGCGCGTTGAGCGCGCCGACGACCTGCGTCAGCCGCAGCGCGGCCTCGGCCTCCGGGGCGATGCGCTGGCCGTCGCGCGTCGGCCGGTTGCTGCACGCGGTCACAGAGCCGGCGAGCAGGAACGCCAAAAACAGCGCCCCGACCTTTTTCGCCATAACCAACAGTGGCGGCGTCGGTTCCGCCTCGACGACCGCCTCGCTCGTGCCGGCCGGCGCCCACAACGCTTTGACGAGCATGGAACGCGCGCCGAACTTCTCGATCACGCTCCACGCGAGCGGCAGCCCCCACGCGAGCAGCGCGCCCAGATACTCGAGCCACTGGTTTTCGTCCGACACGATGCCCCGGCCGATGAGCCACGCGCCGAGCCCGGTCAGCGCCCATCGCACGAACGATCCGACGAATTTGACGACTAGCGGATTCATAGGTGGTGTCCTCTCTTTTCCAACCGACTACTGGAGACGACCGACCAACAGCCGGCCATACCGAAACGACACGTCAAGCGACTCGCCCGCTTGCTTCGACACGTCGACACACGCGCCGGTCCCTGGATCGCACACCTGCCCAGTGAACGATCGGTCGACGGCCAGGCGGTGGTCGCCACCCGGACCATCGATCGTGTACGCGAACCGGCCGTCGTCGCCGATCCGCCCGTCGATGCGCACGTCGCCCTGCGCCGCCAGGACGCGCGTGCCCCGCCACGAGGCGCCGGAGTGGTGCGTCGTGCGGAAGGTCATCACGTCCCGCGGCAGCAGGCGCATGGCCCGCGGCACGCTCCAGAACCCGGCCTCGGTCTCGAGCCCGCGGTCGAGGATCACGCCCTCACCGGAGAACCAAACGAACGCCGAACGGCCCAGCGCATTGCCCAACGCCAGCAGCGCGACGCACTCGTCGTCGAGTTCGTGCTTGTTCTCGGTGACGCTGACGCGGTGCCCGCCCCCGGGCGGCTCGCTTTCGATGCCGCGTTCAATCGACGGCACGCCCTCGTAGCCGACGCCCCAGGCATGACGCCGCTTGTCCCAGCAGTGCCCGCCGCGATAGCCGTGCTTGTCGAAGGCGTCGGCCGGGGCGATGCTGTAGCGGTTGAGTTCGTCCTGCCCTTCACCAGGCGGCGACGTCAGCGTCTTGAGCGCGACCCCACCGGCCGCGGCGTAGGCGCCGACGAAGTCGGCCAGCTTGTTGGGGTCGGGCTCGCCGGTCTGCCACGCTTCATTCGCCCCGTCGATCCAATCGATCGTGCCGCCGTCTGCCGCGGCGACGTCCTGCATGTAGGCGCGTCGGTCGGGTACGCCGCGGATGTCGCCTTGACTCCAGACCGCGCGCAGCCCGCGGGTCGTGAGCGCCGCGAAGAACCGGCGCATCTGCCCGGGATAGTCCGGCGTGATCGTCGGGTTGACGTCG